CCCCGATGGGCATTTTCAACCCCCTTAGAAAAATGAGTTTTAATGAAGAGCAGAAAAAACTGCTGAATCAAAAAATTAATCAAAAAAATGTCACCTTCAGACCAGGTGGCGGTGGCCAGAAGTTAGCTTATGTTGAAAGCTGGCACGTTATTCAGGAAGCCAACCGCATCTTCGGTTTTGATGGCTGGAGTTCTGAAACTTTGGAAACATTTTTAGTGTCTGAAGATCCTAAATGTATTACTTACATTGCAAGAGTAAGAATTACTGTTGGTGATATTGTCAGAGAAGGCACAGGTGCTGGTCATGGTCGCATGGGCAGTATTGGTGATAAGTACGAATCAGCAGTAAAAGAAGCAGAATCTGATGCTAGGAAGAGAGCATTAATGCAGTTTGGAGATCAATTTGGCCTGTCTTTATACGATAAGGACAAGGCATGGTTAAAACCTGATGATAGTAAACCAACTGTCTCAAGTAATAAACCGATTGACAGATCCGAAAGTGATAAGTTCATCAAAGAATGTGAAGCCTTTATAAATAAACCAGGCAACAAAGACAAGCTTGGTTTGTTAAAGAAAAACATTTCAAAGCGATATGAATCTAATGCTATTAGTGAAGATCAAAGAGATGGATTACTGACGCTTATTTTAGATAAGGAGGATTCATGAATGAACTTTTAACCTCAGATCAATTAGCTGAAGAGCTTGGTGTAAAACCTCAAACTGTGCGACTTTGGAGAACCAAAACTCGCAAAGGTCACCCTAGTGGCCCAAAATGGACTGTCATCCTTAATAACACTATTCGGTACAACCGAGAAGATATTGAGGATTGGCAAAACAAATCAAACAACCCTAATTAAATTTTTATTATGTTAAACGTAACAGCCGTTGGCAACTTAGCCTCAGACCCAGTGCAGAAAGAAACTGCAAAAGGAACAAAAGTGACTAGCTTCACTTTACTTACTAATATTCAAGATGTAACGACACAATTTGATTGCACTGTCTGGGGTAATCGTGGTGATGTGATTGCAAATTATGTAAAGAAAGGCAACCAGATAACAGTAGTTGGTGCTGGCAAATTAAAAACTTTTGAAAGAAGAGATGGCAGTACTGGAGCATCTATTGAGGTAAATGTTGATAATTTCACATTACCAGTAAGAAGTAGAGACTACGAGGCAATACCAGCCTGATTTATAGGGGCATTGATAGTCCAGCAGCCTTCTTAGTCATGTAAGACCCCTTTTTTATTTATGACAACAGCCGAAAAAATCGCAGCAGCCAAGAAAAGAGTTGCTGACTTGAACTATTAATCAAACTATGGAGTAAATCAAAATGAGCCAAGAAAATTTAGAAAAAAAAGTAAATTTTCTCAAAGAAAATTATGATGTTTTAGCAAAAAAAATTAATCATTATGATGCTGCTTTTAGAATCTTAGATAACCATATTGCTAAGAAAACTGAAGACATTGATAAAATGGATGCCATTGCAAGGAAATCAGATAAAACTTTTGAAGGAATTATGCAATCAATTAAAGTCCTAATGAATACACAATTACTTTTAAAAGAACAGCTAGATAAATTAGAAAAAAAGATAGATAAAAAATGAAAGTCTTTGCATCCCCTAACACTGAAATAATGCTTGGTGGGGCTATTTTATGGGAAATTTGTTGGCAAAGAAAAGGTGAGGATATGTTCAGCCAGTTAGTGCAGTTACCACCTAGAGGTTGGTCTGATCCTTTACTGAAAAAAATATTGCCAGAAGATGTTGTAGACGCATTAATTAACAAGTATGAATTAAATGAAAAATAAAGACCTGATCAAAAATTATTATGACCAGCTAGCAGAACTGCAAAGGCAATACTGGTTTGAAAATATGGAAACTAAGGAATATTGTGTAAGATATGATGCTATAAATAAAAGGATAGCGGAATTGGAAAATGAGTGACTCAAAGAAACTTAGAGCGTTGAAAGAGATCAGACGTAAAAACTTAGAAAAAAATTTATTAGATGTCCAGTTAAAAGGTCAGGATCATTATGTGTTTATTAATGAAAGTAATAAGGCCCAGGTTGTAAATAAAGATGGTGCTTGGGTTACTGAACACATCAGGACATCAATTCTTAAGTTTAATTTTGAAATTGATAAGATTCAAAGGCTACTGGTAAAAGATTTTACAAAAGAAGAACTTAAGGAGTACGAAAAAAGCGTTTTATAAATCCCTTTTTATCTTTTCTTACTTGATGTGCAGCAAAAAAAGCCTCAAGTTCTACAAGACGACCAAGTAAGGATGCAAGAAATACATCCTGTTTCATTTGATGCCTTACCAGATGTGTGCAATACCGTTTGATGCTGTAGATATCATCAGAGGCCAAAATATCACGACATCTTTGTTCCACCGATAGCTCAAGTTCCAGTGGAGCATCTTCTATCTCAATATTCAGAAATTTTTTCTTTTTCATTTTACTGGAAATAGTTTTTCTTCAAGCATCTTGACGATGGCATCGTCTACATCATTGTCAGATTTCTGTGCAAGATCCTTTAAAAGATTCAAAGCTGCCTTGCGTAGCGATTCACTTTTACCGAATCTGATGAACAAGTTGATAAAAAATTTAGACATAAAAGTATGTGTTCTTTTCCAAACATACCAAAGATTAGTCTTTTTGGCCTTCCATACGACTTACGGCTTTCTCTAGTTGGGAGATACGGTTAAATATTTCTCTGATATCTCTTTCTCTTCTGTTGCTTATATTAGATAAAACCATGAGAAAGGCGGTGGCTGCTGCCCCTATTAACGCTCCATAAACCTCTGGCATTGATTTAGGCTATATTTATGTATAGTATGACTAATAAACCCCAGTTATGGCAGAGAAACCGAAAGATTTACCAGTGAAACCTAAACAATTAGATGACGATAAACCTGATTATCAGGAAAAAATTACTTTTTTAGTTTCTACTTTTGCCCAAGGATTTATCTTAACTTGGTGTTTAGTAGTTCTATCTCTTGGATATATAAAACTGCCTAATAAACTTTTTGGTGTAGATATTCCTGACCAACCTAGAGTGGATAGCACATTTGCTGCTGGACTTTTAGGAAATATTCTCGGTGGGCTAGGAATTAGTGTTAATGCAGCACAGGGAGCAAAAAAGAAAAAGAAAGAAGATGAAAACGGTACTATCGGTAACTCTACTGGTGGCACTCAAACTATAATAATAAAGCAGCCATTAGAAATCGTTACCTCTAAACCTGATGTTATCAGAGTCGATCCCATTACTGGGAAAGGCATAAAAAACAATGGAAAACTAGACACATGAAAAAACTTCTTGCCTTTTTATTCTTAATGTCAGCACCAGCTTATGCTGATATAAAACAGGAATTTGTAACCTCTGCACAAATTTCTATTGATTCACCTTATGTAATTACAAATGCTGCTCCATCTAGCTACAGCATAAGCGGAAACAATATCACAACTTCAACAGGAACAGGAGATAGTGTCGTTACTAATGGAATCGGTGGCTTAAATCTTGGTAGCTTAAGTAATGGAGTACCAGCTTTAGTTAATACAAATAAATCGGTTACAACTGCTGGTTCAGCGTTTTCACTATCGGAAAGTTACCAAGCTGGAGATGTAACACAATCTGCCATAACACCGAGTTCTGGAATAGCAACTCTACCTGTGCTTGGAGGTCAGACTACTGTCATATCAGGAGGTACAGCAGGGAACTTAGCATTAACATCTGTTTCATCAGGAATCCATACTTGTACTGCTGGAGGATCAGGTACTAGCTGCATAGGATCTACTACTGTCCGTATTACGATTGACTAGACTTTGGTTACTACTATTCTTAGCACTACCTTTAAGAACTCTAGCCGTTCCAGTAGTGCCTCAATTCCGATCTGGAAGTTCTCAAACTTCAAGTACCTCAGAATCAGTAATCAATGAAACTATTACGAGCCATCAATATCGAACAGGATACTCCTACTCTGCATCAGGACATAATATTGAAAGTACCGATGCTAATGAATATATCAACCCGACAGCTACTACTCTTACAGAACAGACAGTTGGAGGAGTAAATTTTAGTTGGACTTCACCAAACTTAGAAACCGTTCCAAGATTCACAATCACAAATCCAGGGGCATCCTTTTCTCTTCAAGAAACTCTAATAACACCAGGATTAGACACAGTAACAACAATACAAAGAACAATAAATACAAGCACAACAGTAGAAACTACAACTACATTTGGGCAATAGCTATAATCCTTTGCCCTGCAAGGGTTTTGGCTAATACAACTGTA